TAAAGCTGTGCTTATTGCTTTTGCAAGAATCATAAATAGTCTTCTTACGTTTACTCTATTAAATGCTGAACTCTTATCAAGTAGATTTTTTTGACCCCAGACAACTTTTCCTTGACCTGCAAAAGATACAATTGGGTTTATACCATTTTTATAAAGTATATCTCTGTATCCTTTTGATGGGTTCCAAGCTAGTTTTCTAACATTACTTATAATAGCTCTGTTCAAACCAGCTGGTGCGAACCATGGATCTGTTACATCATCTGTGTTTGCATAAATTCCAGCAACGTGACCTGAGCAAGGAATCCAACGGTATTTAGCATTCCACTTATCATAAACATTTAGCCAATTAGAATATAATGCTGAGTAGCTTGTGTTTATATTTAAGTTAGTATGTGTGAAGCTACCAATACCTCGTCTCCAATCTCTACAATTAGTTGCTTCAAATCCTTTATTGTTTACAACTAATGCTTTTGGTACATCAAGTACTGCCATTGCGTCTTTTCTTGCTTGACAGATTGCATCTATTGATGTTTTTACTGTTACGCTTTTATCTGAATCTATAAAAATATTTACATCCATTTCTTCTGCATTATCATATAGTTCATATGCTTCTATAATATCAGCATCAGTAATACTATCACCGTTGTTTCTTTGTCCACCAGCAAAACATGAATATTCTGTATTAAAGAATGTACTCATATCTGTATCTTTAAAACCATGTGTTACAGCCATTCTAATATAACGTGAATTATTATTTATATAGTTTTCACAGAATTTGTTATCACCTTCGTCGTCAATTTCTCTTGGGTCTGTTGATACAAAAAATGTTTCTTTTACAGTATATGGTATAGTTGTTTTATTTATATCTGCTTGGTCTGTTCCTTTTACTAATACTAAGAATTGTTTATCATTATCAAATGAATAGTCAACTTCACCTAAGTCATTAAATAGTGTTGCTGATAGTGAAACTGAAGATGCTGAAGCATCGTCATCACCAGTAATATTTCTTACTGCTTCGTATTTATCTCTACCAATTATAGCTACTGACATATAATTACCATTAACTCCTCTATCTCGTGCTATCATTGCTATACTTGCATTTTGATCTATTCTACCAGCTGAAAACACAACTGATTCATCACCAAATTCATCTGGGTCTTCTTCTTCAAAATCATCTAATATGTAAGCATTCTCAGTAGTATATGCTGTGTATGTTCCAGATGTTCCTGGTGTTCCATAAACACCAGCAAATGACGCACTTGGTGCTAATACTCTTGTACAATAAAGAGTATTTCCATATTTTAAAAATCCTGCTGCGGCCATAATGTCTTTGTATGAATTATCATCTGGCTCACCAAAAGATTCTATTAGTTCATCAACGCTTGTAACTAAAACTTGTTTCTTTTCATATCCTTTATATGTATCTTGTAGTGCAATAACTCCAATACTTGTTGCTACTGCTGGAATTGTTGTACTTAAATCAATCTCGTTTACATCTACGAGCGGGCTTAGATATAATGCCATTTTTTACTCCTCCGTATTATTTTCTTATATTTATAAGAAAAAGCTTATTTATATTTGTTACTATTTATATATTTATTTATATTATTTTAAAATAATCATAACTAAAATTTACCATACATTCTATCAATGTTTCACCGTCTCGTTGACTTAATGTAACTTCACCAAGGTTAGTTGGCCATATAGAAACAAAAACTAAACTAAGAACGTCTTCTCTAAAGTTATCCATAATTTGTAAACTAGCATCAACAGAATAATTTTTATGTGTTTCCATATGCTTTGCATAGTTGTCGTTTATATAACTCATCCAATTAAAAAGTATTTGCCAGTTTTCAAAATTAGCATCTACGACAAAGTTAACATTCCATTGGTCAAATAATAATGGACTACCAACCACTTTATTTTTTAATCCTTGCCAATCAATTTCCAATTCACTTAATGTTAAACTTGGTATAACAGAACTAAAAATATTTAACACTAATGGTTTAGTTGCTGCCAATGTTATTTCAGCTGGTAGTAATGGAAAAACTAATCTATAATTTGTTGGGCTTGCTTTATTTATATTATTGCAAAGTGACATTAATTAAACTCCTCATAACTTGATATTATACTACCATCGTCATCATATCCTTGACCAATTATTAGTCCTTGAAAACCACCAGAAGGACCAGCTGAAAGTGTTCCACTTCCAATGCCAGAATTAAATCTATCTTCATTTAAGTAATATTGAGTAGCAATTTTATTAATAATCTTAGTTGTTTCAAGTGGTTTAAACATATAAGTTTGTAGTTGAAAATCAAGTGTGTAATTTATTATTCTATAATCTTCATCTGGTATTTCAGTTATTATTTCAGGTGTACAACTTTGAAATATTATCTTTACATCAAATGTAGAATTAAGTTCTGGTATTTTAACTTTTATAAAAATATATGGGTCAAAGTATGGAAATATTTGTTCTAGTATTTGATCTGTATCAGACATATGAAGCGACCAAATATTCATTGTGAATGTTAAGTTATAAGGTACTGGATGTAAATAACTTGTCATATCACCGGCACTTGGTGTTGCTACACTACATATATCAGCAAGTGAATTAACTTTTCTATCAGTAGCATAATCCATAGTAGTAATCCAAGCAGTAATCATTGGTAATACTTGGTCATCTTTTCTTTGATTTAACCAATACCATATTTTTTCTTTACCTGCTAGTTTTACAGGTACTTCAATATACTTATCAATAGTTGTTCCATCTGCTAAGTATCTAATAACTTTTATATCATTGAACGCATCAAGAAAATTTATAATTGTTCTTCTTAATGATTTGTAGTAAAAATAAGTTTTCATAATTTAATTCCTTTTTAATACATTGATGATGCCGCTCCAACATATCTTGCTGGTAATGGAGTATCTGATTTATTTGTCCATGTATTATTACTTGGGTTATATTCATCACAATCTTGTAATTCATTAGCAACTAAAATTCCACAATATACATACCCTTTATTAATCATTGTTGATGCCATTGAACCACTTCTTGCTGGACTTGGCATATCTGCTTTATTTGCCCATGTTCCCATGCCTCCATCTGGTGTAAATTCATCACAATCTTGTAAATCATTACTATAATTACCACCATAAATATACCCTTTATTAAGTATTGTTGATGCTGATGAATATGCTCTTGCTAGTGATGGTCCATCTGTTTTACTTGTCCATGTATCAGGGTCATATTCATCACAAAATAGTACAGGAGAATTAGTATAACCATAATAAATATATCCTTTATTATTTATAGTTGATGCTGACATGCGACGTCTTCCAACGCCCATGTTTGCTTTACTTGCCCATGTGTCAGGAGTATATTCATCTGTATCTTGTATAGCAATACCAGCACTACCACAATAAATATATCCTTTATTATTTATTGTAGAAGCAGCTAACATATGCCTTGCTGGTAATGGACAATTTGCTCTTTCATCCCATGTATCAAGGCTAGGAGTATATTTATCACAATCTTGTAAACCATTACCACCACAATAAATATAGCCTTTATCATTTATTGTGGATGCGGCTAATAAATATCTTACTGGTGATGGAGCATCTAGTATTCCATCCCAACTATTAAGAATAGGATCATACTTATCACAATCTCTTATTTGTCCACTTTTATAACCACAATAAATATAACCATTTCTATTAGGTTTTCTATATCTTCGTTTGAACATTCCAATCATAATTTTATTTGTCCATGTTTTATATATCTTAAAATACAGTCACATGTAGGAACTGTAACATCTTTAAAATGTTTAGTTACATCTTTAATATTTTTAATAACTTCTGTTGGTTTATCTTTATATACATTATATACAAATGATTTAAGATTTTTCATTTTTAATTCACGTGCTATAAGTAATCTTTGCTCACCAACATGAACTTCAAGTACTCCTTGTTTATTTATAATAAGAATAGGGTCGTTAATACCATTTTTTTTAATATCAATTTTTAATAGTTTGTATTCATCTGCTGAACTAATTTTAATAATTTTATGCTTTGTATTATGATATGGTTTAATTTTATTTATTGATAAATTATTAATATAGTATAACATTAAGTTGCTATTGTTGAAGCTGCTGCGTTGCCTCTGATTGCTAACATATCTGCTTTGCCTACCCATGTTCCCATGCCTTCATTTGGTGTAAATTCATCACATTCATCATTAGCATCATATCCACCATAAATATAACCTTTATTATTTATAGTTGAAGCAGATAATTGTCGTCTTGCTGGTAATGGCATATCTGTTTTTTCTGCCCATGTTCCTAGACCACCATTTGGTGTAAATTCATCACAGTCTTGTAATCCTCCCGTACCCGGTGATCCACCATAAACATAACCTTTATTATTTATTGTAGAAGCATATACACGATACCTATTAGGTGCTGGATGATTTGTTTGAGCTGTCCATGAATCTGGGTTATATTCATCACATTCGCTTAATTCAGTACTACTATATCTTCTACCACTATAAATATATCCTTTATCAAGTATTGTAGAAGCAGCTAAAAATCTTTTAGCTAATGTTGTATTATTTGTTTTTTCTGTCCATGTTCCTAATCCTGGCTCTGGTGTATATTCATCACAATCTTGTAAATTTGTGGCAACATATAAGCCACAATAAATATATCCTTTATCATTTATTGTTGAGGCTGCTAAGACATATCTTGCTGGTGATGGTATATCTGTTTTACCTGTCCATGTATCAGGGTCGTACTCATCACAATCTTGTAATTCACTAACATTGTATCCACCATAAATATAACCTTTATTATTAATTGTTGAAGCAGCTAAATTGTTTTTTCCTGGTGATGGAGCATCTGTTTTACTTGTCCATGAATTTGTTAATGAATTATATTCATCACATGCCTGTAAAGACGTACCACAATAAACATAACCTTTTTCAGTTTGTAATTTATATCTTCGCTTAAACATTCCTATCATATTTTAAAATCCATATACACTTGCGTCATAATCTATATTTGTATCGCTTTCATCTTCAAGCCATTCATTGTCACCAAAGGCTGTTATTGGTGAAGTTAATGTTGAATCAATATCATCACTAAGATTTTTACTTGATATAGATTGTTCACTGAAACGGAAAGCTTTAAGAATAAATCCCCAAGCCATTTTATTTAACTGAAAAATTTGTTCTTCTTCGTGAACGTCAGCTATTTCATATGACCGATCATTCCAAAGTGTTTTTATAACATCACCAGGCTTAGGATTATATCCAGCACTAACATCACGTGAGAACATAAACTTAGGCATAGAAGCATATTGAATAGATTCTTCTGAGTTGATTCCGAATCCAGACGTTAGTGTGGGTTCTTCTGTTGGTTCATATAGTAATTTTGATTCTATACCAGATAAGTACTTTGTGTTTACCGATTCACCATAAAGAGTATCCATTTCAATTGCTTCATCTCTGATATAGTATTCAATTTTTATACCTGCTATGTCTGTAAATTCAACAATATAATCTTCAAATAATTCATGTTCTATATTGTTTTCTAAATCATATAATTCCCATTTTGGTTTTATAAGTTTACTTGTACTTGCCATATTTTATTTCCTCATTAACTTGTTATTGTTGAAGCTGCTGTACCCATTCTTGTTGGTGATGTAGCATCAGTTTTATTTGTCCATGTTCCTACACCACCTGGTGTAAATTCATCACAATCTTGATAATATGTAGGACCAGCATAAGTAAATCCGTAGTAAATATATCCTTTATCATTAATTGTAGAAGAACTCATATCCTGTCTTGCCGGTGCTGGCATATCTGTTTTACTTGCCCATGTTCCTAGGCCACCATCTGGTGTAAATTCATCACAATCAGCATAAGCAGAACCAACATATCCACCAAAAATATACCCTTTATTTAATATTGTAGTAGCAGCCATTCTATGTCTTGCTGGTGCTGGCATATCTGTTTTAGTTGTCCAACTATCAGGGTCATATTCATCACAGTCTTGATAATTGGTAGTATGATTATTACCACCATAAACATAACCTTTATTATTTATTGTTGATGCGCTTATACGTCTTCTTAATGGTGATGGACCATTTGTTTTATTATCCCATGTTCCTAGACCACCATCTGGTGTAAATTCATCGCAGTCTTGTAATTCAGTAGTAGTCCCACTAACACCATAATAAATATATCCTTTATCACTTATAGTAGATGCTCCTAACCCATTCCTTCCTGGTGATGGTATATTTGTTTTTTCTTCCCATGTATTAGTGCTTGCGTCATATTCATCACACTGTACACTATTATAACCACCAAAAACATACCCTTTATTTAATATTGTAGTAGCAGCTGACCAACTTTTTCCTGGTGCTGGCATATCTGCTTTATTTGTCCATGAATCAGGGTTATATTCTTCAGTATCAACGAGATATAAAGAACCAGTATAACCACTATAAACATATCCTTTATATATTACTAATTTATATCTTCGCTTAAACATCCCTATCATATTATTTTCTCATTAACTTCATATGTTGGTTTTATAAGTTTACTTGTTCTTGCCATATTATTTTCTATTTAATAATTTTTATTCTTGTCCCCCATCATCAATAGACCAATTATGGTCATCAATTAATGCTTGTCTTGCAGTGGCTGCTGCGCCTGCTGAATATTTTGAACTTCCACCATGAAAAGTTACATCATCTTGTACTGATTGACCTTCCCAGCCAATTAATATTGCACTATAATTTGCTGTACTAAGAGTAACTGAAACAAACATAGAAGTCATATCTGTTACACTAGTTATATCCCAACTACTAATATTTTGGTCAAAAGATGTTGCGCCATTAAACATACTACTCATATCTGTAGCTGCTGAAGTAACCCAACTACTTATGTCTTGGTCAAAAGCTTCTGCGTCAGCAAACATATTATTCATATCTGTTACATTTGAAACATCCCAACTACTTATGTCTTGGTCAAAAACTAATGCACCAGAGAACATACCATACATATCTGTAGCTGCTGAAGTAACCCAACTACTTATGTCTTGGTCAAAAGCTTCTGCGTCAGCAAACATATTATTCATATCTGTTACATTTGAAACATTCCATCCACTTAGTGGTTGATTAAAAACTATTGCACCAGAGAACATATTATTCATATCTTCTACATTTGAAACATTCCATCCACTAAGTGGTTGGTTAAAAGTATCTGTAAAACTAAACATATAATTCATAGTTGTTACACTTGAAACATCCCAACTATTTATATCTTGGTCAAAAGCATTTGCATTATTGAACATTTGAGCCATATTTAATACATTTGAAACATCCCAACTACTAATATTTTGGTCAAAAGCTGGGGCATTGGTGAACATACTACTCATATCTGTAGCTGCTGAAGTAACCCAACTACTTATGTCTTGGTCAAAAAATAGTGCATTATTAAACATAAAACTCATATCTTCTACATTTGAAACATCCCATCCACTAAGTGGTTGGTTAAAGACAAATGTATTACTGAACATATAATTCATATCTGTTACATTTGAAACATCCCAACTATTTATATTTTGGTTAAACTTCTCCGCTCTATAAAACATATAATTCATATCTTCTACACTTGAAACATCCCATCCACTTAATGGTTGATTAAAAGTTGCTGTACTACCGAACATATAATGCATATCTGTTACACTTGATACATCCCAAATATTTATATTTTGGTTAAAAGCATCTGCATTACTAAACATACCATACATATTTTCAACATTTGAAACATCCCAGATGCTTATGTCTTGGTCAAAAACTAGTGCACTATTTAACATATAATGCATATCTGTTACATTTGAAACATCCCAACTACTTATGTCTTGGTCAAAAGCTGTTGCAAAACCAAACATTCCATCCATATTTGTAGCGGCCGAAGTAACCCAACTACTTATATCTTGGTCAAAAGCATTTGCATTAGAGAACATAGAACTCATATATTTAACATTTGAAACATTCCAACTACTTATGTCTTGGTCAAAAGCATTTGCATTATTAAATAACCAATTCATATCTTCTACATTTGAAACATCCCATCCACTAAGTGGTTGGTTAAAAGTTGTTGCATAATAAAACATTTGACTCATATTTGTTACACTTGAAGTATCCCAACTACTAAGTGGTTGGTCAAAAGCTTCTACATTACTAAACATACCACTCATAGTTTCAACATTTGAAACATCCCACATGCTTATGTCTTGGTTAAAAGCTGTAAAACGGAACATCATAATCATATCTGTTACATTTGAAACATCCCAATTATTTAGTGGTTGGTTAAAGGTATTTGCTATATTGAACATAAAATGCATATTTGTTACATTTGATACATCCCAATCATTTATATCTTGGTTAAAATTAGAACACCAAGTAAACATCCCATCCATATTTGTAGTATTAGTAGTATCAAATAAATCAACAGCAGTTATAGTTAAATTTTTACAACCATAAAAATACGAGTCGGTGTTTCCAACATTTAGTATCCCAAAGTTAGAAATATTTGTAATTTTTTCTTTGTCTCCAACGTTATCAAAACTCCATCCTGTACAAGTTCCAGTAATAGTAACATCATATGTACCAGCCCCAGATACAGTATAAGTATGAGTTTTATTTACATCATTCCAAGTAGTAATATTATTGCTTTCACCATCACCCCAATATACTGTAAAATCAAAATCGCTACTATCATCATTTACAAGTGGAAGAGTAATTTGATTATCGTTACTAGTTCCCTCATTATCTGTTTTCCAAGTAGAAATAAATGGTAAGGATAATATAGATTCTACTGATAGTGTAAAATTATCTATTATTAATACATTTATAGTTTGAATTTTTCTATATCTTCGCTTAAACATCCCTATCATATTATTTTCTCATTAACTTCATATGTTGGTCCATAATAATTTTTAATGAATCTTCTAAAAACTTTACCCTATCTTTAAGAGCATTTAATTCATTTAA